ATTGAGGGTATTGGTGGTAAGTCCATCAAAGAACTAAAAGCTTTGTCTGTTGTTTCACCTTCTATGCTTGGCACTGATGGTTCTGCTGTGTTTGACAGGTCTCAACTTAGGGGTAGTGAGTCAACTACTTCTGAAAGGGCGCAATGGAAGGTTCTTAAAGGAACCATACTCAGCAATGCTTTGAATAGTCTTGATCCTACAGTAGCTAATAAAATACGTGTAATGCAAGGTGAAATTAGTGATACATCGCGTAGTGATGATGATCAATGGAACATGCTAACAGCCACCAATGCACCAGAAGCCTACAAAGAAGCAATAGCAGAAGCTACACGAAATGCTGCAGAGGATATTGATCTGGGTGGAAACAGGGCTGCTTGGAACTCGTATGGCGGTCAAAATGCCCTAGATGCAATACTTAATCCACCACCACCACCAGAGCCACTTACACCAAAACAGTTAGCAGATCAACTTGATCAAGACCTAATAGATAATAATCTAACAGGGGCTAGACCTGAAGACATAGGTGAAAAGACAGACGTTGAGTTAGGTGAGTGGTTTAGGGACAATGAGAAAGACTTTGTTATATCAAATGGAGTGTTAATCGGGCGTCCAGATGATGCACCCTTTGATGAATCTAAAGTTGTAACACCTTTAGAGGCAGAGGTTACTGAAGCTCAAGAAGCCCAAACTGAACGTCTAAAAACAGCAGAAAATATACTACCTTCAGAACGTCCTGAACTTTCTGGCAGGTCAGGCACAGCAGAGTATGGCGAAAGCCTAAGAAAAAGAGCCGCATTTGACGCTGCTAATGAAGGTAAGTATGAGTTAGATGGAACTCCTATACTGGCTCCTATGTACCCTAACAGTGAGACAGAAGCAAAACTATTAGTAGAACCTCCTTGGAATTTCAATGTAAAAGGTGCTGATAAAAAAGAAGATGCAAAAGGACCGTCAGCAGGGGATTCAATCAGAAGACCCTCAGACCTGATTGCAGAGCTTGAAGATAAAACACTAGAAAACTTTCAAGAGGAATGGAATGCAAGGTATAAAGAAACACACGACCCTCTTACTGGATTTCCCTTGGGGGCAAAGTTTACTGAAAGCGCAGAGGCTGATGAATAATGAGAGTGCTTGACGCAAAGTTTATAAACCCAAGCCAACAAGAGCCTGACTTCATGACCTACACAGGTGGTGAGAAGGATACGTTTGGCATTAGTGATCTCACAGAGGACCACAACTACAACGTCATTGAAGCGCAAATGAAAGCTCGCTTTGGTATGACTGAGAAGTCTCACGACAGGCAAGAAGTCGTAGATAAGTGGATTAATTACAACAGAAAGTTTAACGTAGGTAATACTCTTAGTGTACTAGGTGAAGCCAGCTACTTAAGCAAAGCTGACGATGAAGAGAAAGTAAAAGCTCTCAACTCGTACAAACTCTTTGATAACATGAAGGGTTCCTTTAGTGGTGGCACTGTTGGTCAAAAGCTAGACAGTGTGTATGACTACGGTATGGCTTTGATTGTAGACCCTGTTAACTTGGTTAGCTTTGGTGCTGGTAAGTTAGCTACAGGGGGTGCTTCAAAGGTAGCTGCACAGACTGCAAAAGAAGCCTTAGAGATTTCAGCTAATCAGATAATACGTAAAGCAGGGCAGACAGGGGCTAAACGTTCTGCTCTTAGTCCCTCTATAAAAGCTGAGATAGGTAGAGCGCGTCAACGTGTACTTAGTAAGGCACTAAAAGGTGAGGCTGTAGAAGGTCTTGAAGAAGGTACAATGGATGCTGCTCTTAAAAAGGCTGCTACTAAAGACCTTAGAGTAACCTTCTCTACTGAGACTATTAGTGCTATGGGTATTGATGCCGTGCAACAGAACATGGTGTACCGTAATGTAGGCTTTCAAGATGAATTTAACTATCTAAACTCTGGTTTAATTGCTGGTGGAGGGTTCTTTGGCTATGGTTTAGTTAAAGCATTTGGTATGTTTGATGGTACGAGTGTGCCAAAATCTGTAGCCTTAGATGCTTATGATGCTGCTGTAACCGCAGAGGCTGCAGCTAAAAAGATAGCAAGGCAAGAAGGAGAAGCCACCTACAAAGAGGCTATGGCAAATCTATCCAATGATGCTGAACTCCAACGCAAAACTATGGAGAGCCTAAAGAATAACACTGCTGCTGCACAAAGTTGGGCTGAAATGGTAGCCTCTGGTAAGCGTATAGCAGAAGAGACGGGTGACATATATGAGGGTAGTGGTGCAGAAGGTCTAGCTGCGTTTATCTTTGGTAAGAAAGACTTGCCAGAAGGACAGAACTTTAAGGGTCTTTTTGATATATTTAATGAGGCAGGTATTGATCTGGCATACGCAGATGATGTATGGCAGGGTACTACTCATTTTGTAACTAGAACAGTTAAAGACTTGCCGAAAAATGTCAAGGATGAAGTAGATAGTCTATACAGAAATACTGTATTTAAATTAGACAAAGTGTACGAGAAAAAAACAAACCTAGATGACGCTATGGATTTTATGGCATTGGACTATAGTTCTATGGGTGCTAGGATGGGCGTCATGGGTGGCTTAGGTAGAGAGATAGAAAAGATACGTAAAGTAAAGCAAGCCACAGGACAGACTAATCTTAAAGTCACAGCAGAAGAAATGCTTGAGGGCATTATGGACCCTAGCACAGGTACAGCTAAGAACGTAGACAAAGTAGAGCGTGGCTTGATGGGTCGCTCACAGGATAACCTTATACGTATTCTTGTAACTCATCCCGGCACTACTGCGCTTAACTTGTTAGGCTGGGTTAACGCCTCTGGTATGCAATCTCTATCTGATGGACTTAGGGGTGCGCTTTATGGTGGAGCGTCTGTAGCGCAGTACATGACAGGCAATAAAGCCAATGCTGTTGAGTACGCTGAGAAGTCTAAGCTTATGCTTACCTTGCAAAAAGAAAAGATGAAAAACCTGCTTAATCCTTTTGCTACACAAGAGGAAGCACTTAACTTTTTATCTATTAACCCTAAGATGCGTAAAGAGCTATTCCGCTATGTATCAGGTGGCATAGACAGTAAGGACGTTACAAAGTCGTTAGACTTAGAGTTTGATGATCTTGAAAAACCGGGAATATTTGAAAGTACTATTGATAAATTCCAAACTGTGTATGGCGTTAAGGCTGTAGATGTATTGAGTAAGACACAGGAGTTTATGTACAACATAGACAAACAAATACGTATTAAGTACAACATGAGTTACCAAGACTTCATAGGTGCTACGGATGCTCAAGGGCAACCCCTACACTGGGCTAAGATGCGCTCGGATGAGTTTGTGCAAATACAAGCCACTGCTGTTGAGGACTCACTGCGTAGTGTGTTCTCTAAGTCTTTCGGTGGCGGTGACTTTAAGACAGATCGTAACATTGTAGAAATGGTAGCTAAAACTATAGAAGACGCCCGTAAGTATCCTATCCTTGGTGCTATGGTTCCCTTTGGTCAGTTTTTTAATAACACTATTGCCTTTATGACTGACTACTCAGGTATTAGCTATTTACATAGTAAGTTTGCTAAAAATAATAGAGACCCTATGGAGATGCTCACTAAAGCTGTTGTAGGCATTTCAGCCATTACTGCCATGTCTGAATACGAAATGAAAAACATGGATGAAGGCTTGGCTTGGCATGAAGAGCGCGATGATGACGGTCAGGTAAGGTCACGCCTGTATGACTTCCCGTTTAGCTACTACAAAGGCATAGGGCGCATTGTAGCTCACTTTAGGCGTGACGGTGAAGTACCAACTGAAATGTATGACGATATTATAACTACGTTTGGTACTGCTAACCTTACACGTTCTTTGGGCGAGTCATCAGCTTCTGCGTTTGACTTTGTGAAGGATGTTGTTTCTGGTGAATTACCTGATGCGGTAGAAGGCTTACAAAAAGCTATGGGCAGTGTAGGCTCTATGTATCTGTCAGGATACAGCAGACCACTAGACCCTCTTAATCAGATTGCAGCGTTTGCTATGGGTGACGCCTACAATGAAACAGATCGTAACATTGGTAGCAAGTTTATCAACAACTCTACACGTTACGTTGAAAGTATCTTTGATGGGTTAGATCAGCTTACAGGTATTCCTACTGCTGCAGGTAATGCACTAGGGCTTGACATGACAGAGGCACCCTCTAAGGAACGCCCTCTTGAAAGCAGAGACAGAGGTGTAGCTATTGGGCGTATCTTTGGTTACAGGGATTCACCTGCACCACAGGCCATTGATAAGATGTACGCTGACATAGGTAGACCTAAGTGGAAGACAGATGTTAAGTCAGCCATTCCTGAAGCTAACAATACCGTCAACAGGGTTATAACTAAATACCTAGAGGCAGAAGCTGACAAAGCTGTTTATGATGAATCTTGGAAAAGTAAATCTGTAGAGGAGAAGAAGGCTGCTGTAACACTAGCCACAAGAAAAGCTAAGAAAAGAGCCTTAGCTGAGTTGTACAGATCAGGCAATCCTACAGACAAACTACATCGTGAAATGTTTAAACTCAGTAGGCGTGGATCAGGCGTTAGTATGGCTGATATGGAGACAGCCCTAGAAGAAATAGGTATAGATAAAAAAGTAGAAGACCTATCTTATGATCAGCTACGTTTACTAAAACGGTTCTTAAAGATTGAAAAGCTAGAACTAAAACGATCCTCAAGAGAGTTACTTAGAGGCTAATACGAAAAAAGGGGCGGTCACAACGACTGCCCCTCTTGCTTTGTTTCACGTGAAACATTTACTTTACGCCATTTAACTCCGAGCAATACCTAGCCCAAAGAAATACTTCACGCACACTTTGCATAACGTGGTTACGCTCTGGGCAAGGTGCTAGGCTCTTAACAACAAAAGTATCTACTTCTTCACACAGCTTTGTTAGTTCCTCCACAAAGACTTGCTCCTTGCCTTTGCTATAGTTTAGTGCTTCTTCTTCTAAGTTCACGGGGCTACCTTTCTTGTATGTGTCTTTGTAGCAACACTGTAAAGCTTATTAAGAAGGCTGTCAAGATATTTGTTGACCTCATTACTATCATCTAACTTTCTTCATCTATGTTAAACGGCATAGCTATACACAGACTTACAGCACTAGCACCCTCATCAGGCCTAGAATTATAAAGACGAAGCATATCAAACTCACGCCAGTTCTGACACGATTCTTCTGTCTTAAATGCCATATTAGGTGAGTGTACAATAAAGCTGTTATCCTTTGTTACAGGGGTAGTCAGGGTCATTACTACTACATATACCCATATCATATCTGTCCTCCCTTAAGTATTTAATTGCATTCTCTAAATGTTCGAGATTATCATTAAAGGCTCCTAAACCTCTATTACATTTGTGACATAGCCAACCTCTAAAGCTATTACTACTGTGGTCATGGTCAAGTACCCATGAGCCATTCTTTTTATTGCCTTTACCCGCTACTTGGTCCTCTGTAGATAAGCAGATAGGGCATACATGGTTTTTATCAGGCGGTTCTACTCCTTTTCGTAAGTTACTGCGTATAATAGAAAGTTCGTTGTTGCATTTTTTACACTCAGGTCTTTGGTAGTTAGAAGCACTGTGCATAGAAAAAGAAGTTAAGAGTAGAAGACGGTGACATTTATTGCAAGTCTTAGTGTCACCGTCTTCTATTTTATCCGATAAACTTTTAAAAAGACTTAGCTGCATTTAGGTAATGTCCACCATTTCACATACATCACCAGTGCAAGCCATCGTTTGCATACCAGATGTATTGTCTTCTATTTCATAGTTATCAAACAAAGACCAATTTACTTTAGGCGGCGACTTGTCAAGCATTTCGTTATACCCTTCTTTAGTACACTCTTGATATGGAGCCTGTTGGTACGTATGCTCATTGAACGGAAGGAACGACACACCTGACATTTCATCAAAGTGTTTGTACACGAATGCCCCTACTTCAAACCACTCGTCAGGCTTAACGTTAATCGTAACGCTAGGCTTATGTTCACACCAATGACGTTGATACATCAGCCACATCTCTAGCTGCTCTAGTGCTGTCATGTCAGCCGTACACACTGCACCCAAGGGTGATTGCATAGGAAAGCTGAACACAGTTGTAGCATCAGGCTTCATAACGTCAGGCTCATTGGGGATACCTTGGTCACGCATAAACGCAGTCAAGGGGTCTTTATTATCTCCACGCACAGTACGGATATAATAGGGACTGTGACGAGCATGAATACCAGAAGCTGAATCAACCAGTTGGGAAACTGTTCCACTGGGCTTGACGCAAGTAATAGCAGTGCTATGAGGGATACCAAGACGTTCAGCCCACTCAGCGTTAGTAGAAACAGCCACATTTTTAAGATGCTCCAATGCCTTAGATAAACCTTTATTCTCCAAGGTCATCATTTTGTTATCCATTATCCCTGTGAGTGACACACCGAGCAATCTTTCTGCTGCTGTGTTGGTGTTCCACACCTTACGCAAGTATGGAAAGTTGGTGAAGGTGGATTGTATTGTTCCCAGTATAGTTGCAAGACGGACTTTTCTTGTAAGGTCTTCCAAACCGTCTGTCGCACGGATGACAACCTCTGTAAGATTGCAGAACTGATTTGGGCGCAAAATGATCTCCGAACATGGGTTGGTTCCAAACTCATAGCAAGTTTCTCGTCTTCCGTTTTTTGCTGCTTGTTTAATCGAAGCTTCTCTATTAAATATACCACGCTCTCCACTCCCGCTTTCCATTAGAGCTGTCCATTCACGCATAAACGCCATGCTATCAGGTTTCTCTGAGTAAGACACAGAGTTATTAGCTAAGGCTCTATGCCCTGCATTCTCCCACCAGTTACCTGACTTGGCGTGACGCATACGGTCATCACTAAGATTAGACAAACTGATCATAGCACTTCGTCTAACACCTCCTACAACGACAACTTCCCCTATCTTACACATTAGATCATGACACTCAATACTAGACAGCCTACGCCCTTGTGCGCCCTTAAATGTCGTGACTGCAAAGTTAAACAAATCAACCAAAGGAGCAGGACCACTAGCCCTACCACCAAACGTTTTTAGTCTTGCCCCTGCAGGGCGAACTCTGCTAATATCCCACTTAGGAATCTCACCAGCCCATAGGAGTGCCAACACTTGCCTGAGACCTTTAGCCCATCCTTCCTTGCTATCCTTGATGACAACAGTCGTTTCGCTTTGGAAAAGAGTAGGAACATCAGGGAGTTTAGTAATGAACTGACGCTCAACACTGAAACCAACCCCCGTACCACAGAGCAAGATGAACATAGCCTCATCGAAAGACTTAGGGTCATCTACGGGTAAATAGCTACAGTTGTACATACAGGTGTTGTCCCTGTCTGCTGCCTTACCTGCAGTCATAAGAGAACGCATACTGGGCATAACCTCAAGGCTCAGTATAGCATCACGCATTTCATCTAGGTCAACAGGCTTGAGCCATGTCTTAGCTATGTTCTGTAGGTAACGGTCTACAGTTTCACCCCATGTTTCACGACGCCCCTCGGCTTCAAGCCAACGTGCATAGCGGCTGGTTGCAATAAAGGTTTGATAGTCACTAGGTAGGTAATTGTTATTCATACTTTATTTTCCTTATACTAAGTCAGACAGGTCAGGCTTCCAGTAGTTTGACCCTTTTAATACTTTGCCATCAGGCCGCTTGATTGGCTTACCTTGTGGCCCTAGCTTAGACATATTAGATGTGTGTACCCTGCGTACAGCTTCATCTAAGTCCCACCCATAGGTAGCTGCGTATCCATACGTAACGTACACCAAGTCAGCTAACTCTTTGAGTAACTCTAAAGGGCCATCTGCATCACGTACTTCACTGTACTCCTCTTTGAGAAGCAGCCAGCGTAGCCCTTCTAGCTTTCTGCTGTAGCCATACTTTTCATCAAGAGGGTGATCCATTGCTACTGCAAACTCTTTTACCATATCTAGTGGACTACGAGTGTGGTCTGTAGCAGCCTCTCTGTCGTACTCAGCGAAGTCATCTATCTCCTGTTGCGTAATCATCCCTGATCCTTTACGTTTATATTAGATATCTCTACATCATCTATATCATAGATAATACGGGTCATCAAGTCTTTTATATCTTCTTCATAGTACATAGGGTGAGAAGATAGGATGTTGTTTGACTTGTCAATATTTAAGACAAAGGTAACACTAAACTTCTCAGTCTTCATTAAGATCAACCTCCTGTATTAAACGATCCAAGTACCACCTAGCTTTCTTCAAGTCCTCTACCCCATTCTTGTAAGGCCAACGCCATAGATACTTAAACGAGTTCTGCCAACAGTATGCCTCATGAGGTGTTACATTAGCTACCTCTGACATAGCTTTCATAGCATCTATGCATTCAATGTTAGCTGTGTTGTAGTGAGGTGGCTTATCTACCATGTCTACCTCAAAGGGCATAGTTGTCTCTTTCCATTTAGCCATACTAACAGTTACCTTTAGTTTTGGTAAAAGCACTTAGCGTAAGTACATTACCTTCTGAAGTATAAGAAGATTGAGGTACATCTTCATCTTCATCATCCATAGGTACTTGGTTCTCTTCTAGTAGCAGCTCTACTCTCTCTTCTAATGCAAACCTAACGTCCTCATAGACTTCATCATCGTCATCATTAAGTAGCTCAAACAAGCCAATCATAGCTAGTCCTACACCCATAGCATCTGCTAGTTGTTCATCAGACATTTCGTGGTCATCACTCTTACATATACAAGTACCAATACGTCCGTTACCCATAGGCTTAATTAGTATTGCAATCTCATCATCTTCTAGTGTATATGGCATCAAGTCTTCCTTTTTGACTTTAGAGGTATCTTAGTCTGTGTAACACACTTTCCCAGCTCTGTCAACCATTCTTTAGGTATTAGCCTATGAGAGTACAAGAAGTTATTTTTCTCACACCAATCACAGTATCTACTCTTAGCACCCTTGTAGAGTTTAGCTTTAGAGTTACTGAATACAAAGCGTATGTCTAACTCAGGGTGCTGCCTTCTTACTTCCATATGCTTACGCCTGTCTTCACTATCAAAGATACCTTTAGTCTCAATAAAGATACCGTTGTCTAACTGAAAGTCAGGTGTGTAAGTACGATAACGTAAATCCTCCCACTCTATTTTAAGTAACTCATACCTTACCTTTTTTTGGCGCTCAGACAAAACAAGAGCCGTCTGTTTTTCAAGACCACTCCTGTACTTGGCTTTAAGGTGTAGCCTTTTAGGTTTAGGCATCTGTCTTTAGCTTAGTGTAGT